GAGGGCCAAACCCTCCGTGATGATGCGACCTGTATCTCCGGCAGCGAGATTTATCTCACGCTGCATGCGTGGTCGCAGGCTGTCGGCTTCCCACAGGTGAAGCAGGTCGCTGATGCCGTGGTCGAAAGCCTTCATCTGGCGCCTGTCGCACTGCCCACTAATCGACTGATTTCACTCATGCACCGGCAGACACGCGTGTTTCGCGACGCTGACGGGCTGACCAGCCACGCGGTTATTGAATTCGTGGCTAACACCGAAAAGCCGCTGGCTTAAGCCCGGCCAAACACCACATTGGAGACTTGCATATGGCAGATGGCCAGCAGCTTGGCCGCCTCCTGCTGATTCAGATCGGCGACGGCGGAAGCCCGACGGAAACTTTCACCAATCTCTGCGGCCTCAAGACCCGCAGCTTCAATCTTTCGGCGTCTGAGGTCGATACGACGATCCCGAGCTGCACCAATCCTGGTGGGCCGGTTCAGAAGACCAGCCGTCCCGGCATTTCGAACCGCACTTTTACCGGTTCCGGCAACTTCGTGTCGAGCTCGGCATCCGACACTTTCATGAACCACGTTCGTGCATCGGAAGCCTTCAATGCGAAGGTCATCGTGCCAGGCGACGGCACCTATACCGGCTCGTGGATGGTTACCGACTTCTCGTTCAACGGCGATGTCGAGCCGAACATGGAATTCAGCGCGACCTTCGTTGCGGCTGACGTCCTGTCCTTCACTGCTGAGGTCTAATCATGGCGAGTGAGGAGAAGACCATGACGGAATACAAGCATCCGCTAAACGAGGCGCGCGGTGAAGTGCGCCTCGTCATTGCTGACGTCGAGCTCGTGCTGGCGGCCGAAATGAGCCGCCTTTCTGCTGTGTCAAGCCGGCTTCAGTGCAAGTCGCTCAACGATCTATTCGTGCGCCTCTCTGGTGTGGAAGTGTCGGCGACCGCTGCGGGGATCGAACTATTGACGGTCAAGGGAAACGCCTTGGAGGCGCTTTCCAAGCTCAAGCTCAAGCACTTCCCGGCTTGCGCCGCCGCATTCTCTGCCGTTCTCGCGCACCATTTCGATGGTGACGAGGGAAACGAGGAAGCCGCCGTCGAGGCGGCGTAGACCGGGATGAGGAAATGCCGTTCCGCCAATGGATGCGGATCGGCCTCGGCGGCTTAGGCTGGCGACCAGTCGAATTCTGGTCCGCGACCCTCACTGAGTTCTTTGAGGCTATCAACGGCCACAACGAAGCTCAGGGCGTCGAGCCTGGCGGATCGGGCGGAGCTCCGACCCAGTCTGAGATGCAGGCACTGCTGGCGAAATATGGCTAGCTCCACAGGCCGCGGCGTTCCGCACCTGAGAGCCACACCTCCAAAGCCCGCCTCCGAGCGGGCTTCTTCAATTCTAGGATGCGTATCGCATGGGCGTCAATAATGCCGACGATCTGATCATCTCGATCTCGACGGACCAAGCCACTCTGCGCCGCAGCGTCCAGCGCATCGAGCGCGATCTTTCGGGACTGGCTAGCACAGTTCAAAAGCAGTTTGCGGCTGTTGGGAAGTCGATCGACAATTCCATCTCGTCTACGCTGCAGAACCGTATCAACAGCATGGTTGGTATCGGCAAAAGCGCTTCCAAAGAGTGGACTGGCGCACTAGCGGACCAAGGCAAGGAGCTTGAAAAACTCCGCGCCAAATATTCTCCGCTCTTTGCCACCATCAATCAGTACAAGACGGCAGTTGCCGACATCAAGCGCGCTCACTCGCTCGGCGCTATTTCTGCCAGCGAGATGGCATCGGCCATCAGCAAGGAGCGGCAGGCCGCGCTCGCATCCACCGCTGCCATCAAGGGCAGGAACGCGGCGTTGGCGGCCACACCTGCTCAAAGAAGCGTAGCGACGTCGAATTCGTTTAACGTATCCAATGTCGCCGCTCAGGGTTTCGACATTGCCACTACGGCACCCTTCATGCCGTGGCAGACTGTTGCGCTCCAGCAAGGCCCGCAAATGGTGCAGGCGCTTGAGCAGATCAAGGCCAGCGGCCAGAGCGTTGGAAAGACGCTGTTAGCAGCCTTCACTTCTATGCTCAGCCCCATGTCGCTCGTTACCATCGGGCTTATTGCGGGCAGCGCGGCTGCGATCCAATATTTCACGTCCACCGAGGACGAGGCCGACAAGGCGGCCGAAGCGCTCAAGAACCACTCAGAGCTGATCCGTAGGATCAAGGAAGCGTGGCCGGAAGCAGCCGACGGCCTGAAGGAATACGCGGCGGAAAGCAAGCGTATCCTGATGCAGGACATCAAGGATTCGGTCGAGCTGTACAAGTCGACGGTGGTCGACGCATCTAAGGATGCTAAGTCTCCGCTGCTCAGCATTCCGGCCAGCGACTTTGGCGGCGCCACAGAGACCATCCGTCAGGTTCAGGTTGCTATCGGCCAGCTCGATGCCGGCATTAAGGACGGCAATCCCAATCTTCGAAAGTTCATCGAAGACCTGATCGCCATCGAAAACCAGTCTGGCACGCCGGAAAACATCAGGGCGATTATCAAGGAGATCCGCGAGTCCGCAAAGGCGGGCTTGGAGGCGCAAGCCAAGCTGGATCCTCTCACTAAGACGATCGAAGGTGTCGGTACAGCAGCTGCAGCGCAGGCGAAGAATATCGACCTGTTTGTGAAGGCGGTCGACAAGCTTTCTGACATTGCGCCCACGCAACTCACCGACCTGGCTCAGGCTCAGAAAGCATACGCCGAGGCCCTGCGCGATGCGCGCACCGAGGCCGACGTCCAGCGCGCAGATGACGCACTAGCAGCGGCCAAGAAGCGTATTGCTGACCAGAGCCCGACGATCACTAATTCCGATGGTCGAACCACGGACGTACCCGTTCCAGGCCAGCGTCCAAACGTTGAACTCGAAGGCCTGCCGGGTGCCGACAAGGCCGACAAGAAGCAGGAAACATCCGCGCAAAAGGCGGCGAATGCCTATCGTGATCTGAAGAAGTCGGCCGACGATCGTATCGGCCAGATGCGTCAGGAGACCGAGCTTCTCGGCACTTATGGTGTCGAAGCAGACGCGGCGCGGTTCGCGCTCGACCTGCTACAGCAGTCGGAAGACAAGGGCAGGTCGCTCAGCGAGGCGCAGAAGAAAGGGCTGGCCGAGAAGGTCGAGCTCTACCGGCAGTATTCCGAAGTGCTGGCAAAGACCAAGCTGGCGCAGGATTTGGCTCAGCAGGCGCGCTTCAATTCGCTGTCGAAAGAAGATCAGCAGATCAGCACAACGCTGCGCCAGTATGGTCTGGCAGACGATCTCGGTAGCGCTGAGGCCGGGCAGATCAGGCAGTCCCTCAGGACTGAAGGCATTCGCGACGAAGTTCGTTCGTTCGCAACCAACTTCAAGGACGCGCTCCTCAACAATGGCGGGGACATCGGCAAGGCTTTCGCCGAGACGCTGCAACGGGCCATGCTGGACGCGGCATCGAAGTCACTTGATCGCCTGATCGACCAGTTCGTCAACGCAATCGTTGGCAACGGGGCAGGCGGCACGGGTGGCGCAGCCGCTGGAATTGGCACTGTTGCCGGCATCTTTTCAGGCGGCTCCGGAGGCAAGAGTGTTTCTGGCGCCGGCTCGGCTGTTGATCTGGCATCGGCGCTGACTGGCTTCACGGAAACCGGCAACACGGGGTCGATCAACTCTTTCCTGAAGAAGGGTGGCGTAGACATCAATGCGGCTCAGACCGCATGGTGCGCAGGCTTCGTAAATTCATCGCTTGAGCAGATCGGCATTAAAGGCAGCGGCTCGCTGACAGCCAATTCGTTCCAGAATTGGGGGTCGAAGATTGATCCTTCGCAGGTGCTCCGCGGCGATGTGCTGTTGCAATCACGGGGTCTTGGCGCTGGCTCGGCTGGTGGCCATGTTGGCTTTGCCACTGGCGCCACCAGAATGGGCGACAACGGTCTGCAGCTGCAGATGCTCTCCGGAAACTCCGGAAAACTAGGCGCTGTCGACACGTCCTGGATCGACGCGACGCAGTTGCAGGTCAAGCGGGCGACCGAGGCAGCGAGCGCGCTCAAGGGCGTTGCTGGCTCAGCCGGCGCCGCTACGCAGGGCCTCGGGCAGATTGGGCAGCTGTCATCGAACTTCTTCCCGTCTGCCCCACAAGGCGGGGGAGGTGGGTTCGGCGGTTGGTTGTCGTCGCTGTTCAGCGGGCCATTCAAGCCGATCGGCGCGCAAGCCAGTCTCGCAGCAGCGGGTGGCATCGGTCTTTACGCCGATGGCGGCCACGTTGCCGGGCCGGGTGGCCCGACCGATGACAACGTGCCAGCTTGGCTCTCCAATGGAGAGTTCGTCGTCAACGCGCGCGCCACCAAGAAGCATCGGGCCATGCTCGAAGCCATCAACTCTGGCCGTATCTCGCGGTTCGCCACAGGCGGCCTTGTGTCGCCGCGGTTGGTTTCTGCGCCGGTCGCACCGAGCCTGTCGCCTCGTGCGCAAGCCGGCGGCAGCAGCCGAAGCGGACCCGATGTCATGGTTATCCACCTCGACGGCGCCAACGGCGACGAGCACGTCATGGCGCTTGCCAAGCAGGCGG